TCGCCCGACAGCCTAGCGACCAAACCACTTACAACATGGGCGGGGCGGTGACTGACACGCTTTCGCCCTACACAACGCCGGAAGCCGCAGCCGCAGCGGGCGCGCTGACCAATGCCGGGATAAATGGCCGGTAGGAATCGCGGCTGCTATCCGGTTCATAGCCTGAAATCGGTTGGCTATCTGCACGCCAGGGTTGAAGTTGCTCCGCTCAATACTCGCTACTGTCCCCGACAGGAATCTGCCGGGAGACTTGAGTAATACTGAACGGTTGCCGATTAAAGCCATTACGACCAACCAAATTCGAGATGGCCAGACAGCGGAGACGCCACCGGGGTCGCCGCGCCTGCGAGCATCAACCACGCAAGGCAGGCTTCGTCATACACTTTTGGCATGGACATGAACTGGTTAACAAGGTCGCGCTCAGCAGTAACGCCCAGTGTAGTGATGGGTAGCGTCATCAAAGGCTTACAGAGGACAAGGTTCAACACGCCGCTTGTATAGGTCGATGACAGGTTGAACTGCTGAACAGACCGGATACCTGCATCGCCAATCGCCAAGGGCATGAATGGGCCGTACTTGCCCGCGCCAGTACCACTGTAAACGATTTGCGTCACCGGAGCTGTCGTGTTGCCGATAGGCAGCGTAGCAGGCGTCAGGTTGCCCGCTGTGCCGCCGCTGTCCGTGTACGTGAGACGTATGTTAGGCGTACCCGCACCCATCACTGTAGTTGGAGTAATGAACGCCTGAACGCCCGCGCCGTCGGTGTATCGGGGCAATGTCACAGTGTTGTTAAGAGCCTGATCGCCAGTCGTGGTCACTGTGGTAATCGGGTAGAATCCTAACAGGTCAACCAGCATCAACACACAAGGCGCAGTAGTTGCCGCCGCCGTCTGTGCAGCCGCATTTAGCAAGACTTTAAACCCCGTGCCGCCTCCAACATCGCCACCATGAGGGATGCCGGTAGCGCCTGACGTATCATCCCGCAACGCCTGAAACGCCAGGTTAGTACCTGTGCCGAGAATCGTATCAGCCGCCGGGTTACCGCCCCCGCGAAAGAGCGAGTACCACACACCAGCAGTATGCGCAGTGGTCGCAAATGTCGATTTCTGCCAGTCAGCGCGGTAAAACTTACCGTTGGTTGAAATTTGATTAATCATGTCGTCTTGAGAGGTAAAGCCAGCCATAAGTTATCCCCAGGTTGTTTCGATGATGCCAGTGATGGGCGCGCTTACCAGTGCGCCGTTTGGCAAACAAATAAAGTTAAGATAAGCGTCATCCTCGATTTTTGGGAGCGTCGCCATGTCAGTGAGATAATCAATTTCTGTGGGCGCATCAACTGCGTTCAAGCATATCGCGGCAATCGGCTTTACCAACACCAGCGCAAACAGCCCCACATCACCGGGCGCGGCAACTGTCACAGACTGGACAGATTGCACGCTTGAGTCGCCAGCTTGCAAGGGCAGAAACGCGCCGTTATCTGGGTATTGAGCACCATTTTGAAAGCTGTGCAATATTCTGCCGTTTGTGCCGACAGTGCTCATAAGCACGCTTCCCGTAACCCTTCCCGCCACCCCGTCTTGATTGGTGTAGCTCACCGTGAACGTCGCGCCGCCTATCTGCGCCGCAACAATGACCGGCATTAACTGCGCACCAATCACTGAACGGGTTGGCGACAGCGTATTGTCCATGAATTGCTCGTCAGTAACAGACTCGTCAATGAATCCGTAAAAGCCAAGGTAATCACACAACTTCATTGGCAGCGGCACGGCTGTTGATAAACTCGTCATCGCCATTAATTTGCGCAAAAACTTTGCGTTGGGCGACACATTAACCCCATGCCGGATACCACCATTACCCGATTGAGACATAGGCGTGAACACGTTCTGCTCGCCTATGTAATAATTAGGTGAAGGATTGCCAGGCGACATACTTAAATCGAACCACGCGCCAGCGCCGGGACTTATGGACGGCACTTTGCGAAAACTGGCATACAGGTACCGCCCGGCATCCTGAGCGTCAGCAAGCGCACGCGCATTTGCGAATCCGGCCATTAATCAGCAGAGACCGAAAGTGCGCCAATCGCAAACTGCGGCTGGATACCGCTCGATACGTTCAGCGTTGCAGACAATGCCCCGCTTATCATCATCGCAACCGCGCCGCTTGCCGTGTCCACAATAGCGAAGTTTGTCAGTGCGTTGGAACCGGCTGTACACGCGCCAAACTGGATCAGGTCAGCATTGGTAAACGTACTGCCGCCGTCCGTCCATGCTGTGGCCTTGGTCAGCGCCACGCGAGCATACCCTGTATAGGTAGCCTCAGCCGCAAGGGAAGCGCCCTCGCCTGGGTCAGCGGTGAACAACGCAAGATACTGCGTTGCACCCGCTCGATAACTTGGGTCAGTACCCTGCAAGAACATTTGCAGCGCGTCATTCTCTGTTGCATTCGATAAACTCATGGTTTCCTCACTCGTATGTAGCTGTGCTGTGGTTGATTTCAGATATTCCCGGCGTTGCGATTACTCCAGCCATTAGCCCTTTGCTGTCGCGCACAACTCGGAAAGTGTACGCGCAAGGCTCCATCGGTTCCGGCATCTTCGGCGCTTCGGGGAATTCCACCTCTAGCTCTATCTTGCCGATAGCCTCGACTAGCGGGGTCAGATCAACGGGCTTGGCCTCGGGTAGCTTTATGCCGTTCACGGCTTTGACCAATTGCTTAACCGCTGAATCAAACTCTATCCGTACCTCAGGTACTTCGATGCTGTTCACTGCCGATACAATGGCATTCAGCGCATCCAGCAATGATGTGTCTTTCTCCGGTTCCGGCGTCTCTACAGTCTCAATTTGATAGGCGGCAACATGGCGGGCATTCAGTATCGCCGCTAAGCTTTCGTTGAGTCCCGACAGGCTACCCACGGAGGCGGTCAACTATGCTGGTGATGCCGCTCATTACTGCATCGTTCTCGATGTCCTGCGCCTGCGCCTCGGCCAACAGCTTGGCGGCTTGCGCGCCTTTGCCCTTGATCTCTGCCAGCGCCTTGCTGCGGTCAATGTCGGCCTCGAAACGCTTGGTTTCGGCTTCATACGCGCGAATCTGTAGCTCTTTGTCCTTCTGTTCAGCCTCTTTCATCTTCACTTGCGCGTCTAGTTGCGCCTCGGCCTGTTTGGTCTGCGCGCTCATCAGGTCAGCTTGCGCCTTGGCTTGCTCCGCTTGCGCGAGAACCATAGCAGGGTCAGGCTGCGGCTGCTGTTGCTGCGCCTGCATCTCTTGCTGCTCTTCCTCGGTCAATTCCTCCGGCGACAATACGCCACTGGTGAACAACTGCCGCCGCTTCCTTTTGGCGATGATTTCCATCCCCGGCCCGTTGACGTTGTTTGCGAGTATGTCACCGCCCAACTGAATCACAGACGGGTCAACCGTGCCGAGCTTGGTCAGCGCGTCAACAGTCTGCCCCTGTCGATTAGTGAAACTCGGCCCGGCTGTGCAGGTAACGTCGTATTGACCCTCGGCCAAATCATGCAAGGTAATTACCCTGCCGGTTTGCTGGTCTTGAATCGTCTGCCCAATCAGTTCCATATCCACAGAGCCGTCATCCGACAGGATGCGAACCTCGCGGCCTATGTCGTAAACCCTTGGGATAGCGTTAACCAGGATGCGCCCGGTCTGCCGCTGCGCAATCGTGCGGGCTTCGATGTACTTGTTACTACCTACGTCGCCGCGCTCTTGCAGCAAGTCAATCGCCACACCGGACTGCAAGCCGGGATTGTCGCCAAGGCTCGCTGAAAACAAGCCCGCAGACATTGGCAACCCGTTACGCATAGACTCGGAGATCATCCGCAGCCCTTCGTTCACCTGAGCGCCGCCAAGATAGCCAGGATAACCGGGCATTTCAGGATCAGCATTGAACAACTGAACAGGGTCATTGTTGGTATTCAGGGTCTCAAGCGTAGCCTCTTGCCCTGCCGCCTGCTTCGGTGTCATCCAGTACTTTTTGCGAGGGGCGAAAGCGCCGTCCTCGATCTCTCGCGTCATCGAATAATTATAAACGCGCTGCCAGTCGATCATTTTCTCTACTGCGCCGTAGTACTCCACGCAATCATCCACGTAATCGAAATTGGCGTAACACGGAACCAAGGGTATCCAGTTCTCGAAAACCGTCTCCTGCGGCTTGCCTATCCAGTCGGAGTTATCAAATATCCGAGTGCAGACCTTAAGCACGGTACGGGTGCGGCGGCGTAGCTCGGTAACGCCCAATTGCGCCAACTCATCGGCCAATGACTCAAAGTCCTCATCTACAGCGTAGGTTTGCCCGTTAGTCATAATGACCAGTTCGCGCTCGACAGGCTTCTTGTAGTAAAACGTCCCAACTAGAATCAGGTCATCGCGCCCGCCGTAGCGCATAGGCTGCGAGGTTTCATCGGTTGAGACGTTCGCGGGTATGTCGCGGTCAGGGTATTTTGTTTCGTATTCGTCCTGAGTCATCCCGACAAGCTTCCATCCATACGGCGCGTCTGAGCCATCCTGCTCTGTGTGTGGCCCAAGCCATACACGGTTCAACCAATTGGGAACAGTGGCTATCATCAAGTCCTGGTCGAAGCTGTCCCCATCCTGATACGCCTGAACCACCTCCCATCCGTTGCAGCCCTCGACGGCCATTGATCTACCGGACTTGCTGTAGATTTCGTTTGCATTGGATATGGCTTCAATGTGCCGGACGATGCCCTCGTATTTCTGCGCGGCTTGTTTTGACGCTTTACCGCCTGCCGGTAAGACCTTGATTGAGTAATCAGACTTGGCAATCGAGCCGGTAATCTGCTCGATCATTGGGTTGGTCAGGTCAAACGTATAGCGGGGGCGCCCGTTATAGACTTCGCGCCAGTTGTCCTCCCACTGCCCATCACGGTCATTGACGAATCTATGCGCTTCCCGTGCCGCTTCCCGGTTGTCGTGGTCATCGTCCTGCGCCTTCTTGAGCGCGGCCAGCATCCATTCATGATCGTCGTAGTTCTTCATCGTAGGCATTAGCCAAGCCTCTTAAATTTCAACTTTACAGGCTCTTCGGCCTTGCGGGTCATCATTGGGAACAACTCAGTAAATCCCCATACAAGCGCGTCTGCCCGGTCAGGCGACTTTAGGCCACCGTAACCGCTGGTGGTCATGCCGCAAAGCTGATCCTCGATTTCGGGGAAGTAGCCAATATGGTGTATTTTGCCTTGCTCATACAGGCTCGACACCGGCTCGGCCCGAACGACTTTGCCCCTGGTCGCAGTCACCTCACGGTAGGGTACGTCAGGATTAGCCGCCCTGATAACCGCCTCAACCATTGCGCCGCCGTAGTTGCGCTCTGCTACTACCCTATCCGCAGAATGGCGCAAGTACGCATCCGTGGCGATTCTGCCCCACTCAAGCGGCCCGTAATGGCCTGACAAGTCTTCCAGCAGGTAGCCGTGGCCATCAGTGCCAAGCGCGCAGACCGTAATGCCAATCTCATCAGAGCGGGTGTCCTGATCGCCTGAACAGCCGGACGGGTCAACAGCGACAACGACGCGCAAAAAGTCGGGTATGTTCTCCTCTTGTCGGCCAAGCCTGCGGTTAGCAGCGATGATCTCATCCGTCCACAGCGCCCCTTCGGTGTCATCAGTGAACCGGCCCAACAGGAAGCGGTTGCGGGCGCGTTCCGGCAGGCTGTCCAGCATATTCAGGTATTGCGGGTCGAGGTTCTCGCGATTGTCTGCCGGGTTGATAAGGTGCAGCCGGTAGTTGTCGGGGTATTTGTCCGGTTGCCCACTGTCGGGGTCTTTCTTTTCCACGAACCGGCGGTATGTCCAATGCTTCTTGCTTGGCGGGTTGAAGTCGTAATACGCCTTTAGCCGCAAGCTACCTGTCTTTTGGGCAAGGCGCGTCATTGCTAGGGTAATGCTCTGAAAGGGTATCTGGCTGCACTCGTTGAAGTACAGGGTTGAGAACTCAAGGCCAAGTATCTTCTCGGTTCGCTCTTTGTCGTCCAACCCGCAGAACCATATCTCAGAACCATTGGGCAGCTTGAGAAACCAGTCTGTTTTATTCAGCTCGCAGTGCGCCCAGACGCCAGGAAAGCACAACTCGAAAACCTTTGGCAGCGTGTCGTATATGACGGATGCTTTGATAGCGTTGAACCGATACCGGAATATGGCGTGTCGGCTCTTGGGTTCCTTCAAGGCTCTAAGGATGACAGCCCTGACAAGTAGGAAAGTTTTGCCAGACCTGGAGCCTCCCCCTAGCGCGCAGTGCATTGATTCGCTTATGAGGCAATCCATCGCAGCATCTTGAGCGGCGGTTAGCCTGAACTCAGACACTGCCATCCTTTCCTACGATGATGACCTGAACGGGGCCGACTTGGGTATTTTCGGACTTCTCACTGTACCCATGCTTTCCGAGTACCAGCTTTGTTATTGCGCTATTGAAGTCGCCTGTTAAACCGGAGTTGATTAGTAATTCGTGCTGACTTGCCTGAATATCCGTTAATATCCCTAAAAATTCTGAGTGCTCTGGATTTTCTGCCCAATTATCAAGGGTTTGCGGAGTTACTCGGAGATGCAGTGCTAAACCTACGTTAGACGGTATGACCTTGCCGCCAGTCAAATAGCCGCCCTCAAGGTATTCCTTAGCTTTTGCCAGTATTTCAGGTGAGTATTTTGTTGGGCGACCTGCTGGCATCATGCGTACTCTGCGCAGTGTTCTGCACATAATTGCACATGCAAGAGGTTGTGTCTAGCTACAATTCCTCGTCGCTTGGCAGTGACTGAGCGGCATGTTCCACCGCCTCGGAGATTACAAACAGGTGATCTACTAACAAATCTAGCCTCCTGTTTTGGGCCTCCAGTGCGTCAGCGATGCGATTAAGCTCTGCTATTGCGGCGTCCATCACCAACCCTTTCTAGCTGCGACTCCGGCCAGAATTAGCCCTATACCGAGAATGAGCATGGGCGAGAATATCCAGGTTAAAAGCATGTCAATCAGGTGCATATCGTACTCCTGTGCTAGTTATGTGCTAATTCCGGCCATTTTAGCCTTTATCTCTCGTATTTTGGCTTTGTACGTCGTTTGAATCGCTTTTAAGTCCTCCACCCTGTACTGCTTTGGCTCCTGATGACCCTCAATCGCCTGTAAACGCTCTAGGCCGATCTTCTCCAATAGCCTAGCACGGTATAGGGCAAGGTTGCCGGAAAGCCAGTCATTGCAATGGGCGCACTGTGAATGCACGTTATCCTCATTGTATCTTAGCTCAGGATACCCTCCAACGGGCTTGTAATGCCCCGCGTGACGTTGTGCCGCCGTGTTTCTGCCGCAAGATATGCACGGCAATCCATGATCGCGCAGACGAATGTAACGATTGAATATCGCCTGGGTTTCCGTGTGATGGTTGCCCAGTGTTTTCAGTCGCTCTAGGTCTGCCCGCTTGCGCTCTCGGCTTGCGGTGATCTCTTTTCGGCGATTGCGCAATACAGCGCACTGTACACAGCATACTATCTGGGTTGTCGCTCTCGTTCAGTGGGCGATTGAAAACAATCTACGCGATTTGCACTGCGCCTACAGCAACACAGGATGGGCTGCGGATTTTTGGGCAGAGAGGCTTGAAAGATTCCGCGCCTTGGTTGAAACGGTTGGCACATACCACGAGATAGCCAGCGAGGGCATGGTGTCGCTAGTAACACGGAAAAAGGGATGGCCGCGCAATGGCATGGCCTTTTGCAGTTACGAGCTGAAAATTAAACCTGCAATGGCATGGCTTGAAACCATTGATCCAGATCAAGAGGCGACCTGTTTAGTGGGTATTCGCCGGTCAGAATCTGCTAAACGCGCACAATGGCCTGAGTGGGTAGAGGAATCAGAAAACCACGGCGGCAGATCGCTGCATTCGCCGCTGGTTCGGTATTCAGACGAAGAACGCAACGAGCTAATACTGCGGGCAGGCTTTGACGTTCTGCCCCACAGGAGCATGGAGTGCTATCCGTGCGTTAATGCAGGCAGGGCAGACATTGCAATGCTGGACAGCGCGAGGATTGATTACATCGAATCTGTGGAAGTCGGCTTAGGTTTCGGGGTGATTTCTGGTAAGGCAAAGACCATGTTTAGACCGGCAACCAAAAAAAGCGCATCCGGCATCAGGGAAGTGTGGCAGTGGGCGCAAACGAGCAACTTTGTGCCTGGGCAAGCCGATATATTTTGTGATAGCGGGTTTTGCGGATGACCGACCTATCTGAAAAGCCATGTCCAGAGTGCGTCAGCGATGCGATTAAGCTCTGCTATT